CGCCCTTGCTAGTTCCAGGCTTTACTCTCGGACCACCTCCTTTGGCTTTGCCAGCTTGTCCATAACTCACTCTTTTCCCACTAGCGGTTACCTTTACTCTTGCTTTGCCTTGTCTTGGCGTTGCCATATATGTCTCCTATGCTTTCTTGTTCGACCATGCTTGAGCGCCAAAGAACGCTGCTAAAATTCCCGCCACAGAAACAAAATAGACGCTGGCCATGCTGCCTAGAATGTCTGCTGCCTGTGTTAGTCCAACCCAGCTACTGAAAACTACGAGTGAGGGGTATAACAACATTCCCCATAACGCGAACCAACTCATGGCTCGCTGCGCATCGGCGCGTTCGTGGCTAAGGTGTAGCTCTTGTAGCTCTTTGCTCGTCGCAAGCTCTTCATCAGAGATAATGCCGTCGCCATCGGTGTCGTATTGGGCATATTCAGAATTTTCTTCTAGTCGTTTTGCATTCATATCAGTACCAAAGTTTCGTTCCGCTGCCGACAGATTGAGGGATGCAGTACGCCGTCACATTAGCGTTACCACGGTTCCGATCTTTCGGGTGTTGTTTCCCACTCTCAATATAGTGGGCTGCTCTGTTACAGGTCAGAATGCTTGCGAACAACCAATTGCTGCTGTTAGGTAGCGGCGAACCGTCTACTATTACGACTAACAGAAACGCGAGCATCATGGTTAGATGAAATTCGCTGCGGTAGCGGCTATAGACCCAGCGATTACTGCGCCCACAACTATCCAAGCCAGCCTTTCCCAACGCTCCGCGTGCGCATCGGTTGCGGCTCTTAATGCTTTTAATTCGGCGACTGCTTCAGCCCAGCGTTTCCCACATTCTTCTTCGTGTTTTGCTATTCGTTCTAATGCTTCTAGGGCCATATTCTTTTCTTTTGCAGTCGCCATTTTTTTTCACTTATTTAAGTTGATATTAAATTAAAACAGGTCGCCTCTGAGACGCTTGAGTGTCGCATCAGGTAGTGCGTTAAATTCGTCTTCGGTTAGGTTGCCCAAATTGACTGCTTGCTCGCCACGGGCGGAAGAACTTTCCCCAGGCATTTCTGGTGGTTGGCTTTCTGCGGCCTTCAGCTTGCGGCTAACTTCCTTGCGCTTCTTATCTGCTACGTTTTGGGTATTCTTCGTAGCGGCAAGGGAGGGGGTCTCTGACTCGGCCTCAAGGTCGTTAGACTTCACTACAAAGTTAACTGCTTTAGACAGAGCGTCTACTGCTTCGTAACCTTGCGTGATGAAAGCGTCCCTAAGTCCAACTACTTCCTGAGTTAAGTCTTGGTCGAAGACCTCAGAGTTGTGGTCGAAAACTGGAAACGCTTCCTCTAGCTCTTTCGCAGCAGTAGCAAGGGCAGTTTCTTGCGCGTTTTGACTGACGGTATTACCCATCTCTTTGCGCATTTCGTAGGCAATCTGTTCTCTTTCTGACTTCCGCATCTGTTGTCGAAGGGCGGCAGCTTTCTCAGCTTCTCCATCAAGCACCAATTGCTGGTATTCCAGTTCGCCCTTATCGTAATCAAACTCTTCTGGAGCATCTTCAGCAGGGGCTTGGGCTTCCTTCATTTCGTCTAGCTGCTTCTGCAACGCTTTCTGCTTTGCGAGCACTTCATCTAGCCGCGCTTTAGGAACCATCGGCTTCTTTTTAGGCGGAGGGATGTCTTCTGTTTCTTCAGCTTCCGCTACCTGCGGGAGTTCTTCTTCTTCGGTCAGTTCTTCTTCAGCGTCTTCTTCCGCTGGTTCAACTTCTTCCTCGGTTGGTTCAACGAGTGACTCATTGTCTTCCGTCTCCTCTGTCTCTTCTTCTATTACAGTTTCAAAATTCAAATCTAAATTTTCTGGCTGCTCCAGAGCGTCTGCTCCAGGCATCGTAGCGAAGGTTAAGTCTTCGCTCTTATCTGTTTCTTGTGCTTCGGCCATGTTTATTCCCTTTCTACTTTAGTTTAAGAAACCCGTCTGAACTTTAGGCTGCTTTGCAGCCGTGCTCATCGCTGTCGTGGCGAGCTTGGTAGCTGCCGTGGTTTCTGCTTGCGATGTTCTTGTGGTGTTAGTCAAAGCCGCTAGCTCTCTACGAAGTTCTAGTTCGCGCTGGCGGATATCTAACTGTTGCTGAAGTTCTGCGGCCTTAAGCTGCGGCGCTATCTGGCCAACGTCTTGAGCTTTCGCCATGTTGACTGCGGCTTCGCTCTGTAACTTGGCAACCTCGGCTTCCAACTTGGCAATCTCCAACATAACTTGCTGCATTTCGACCTGTTGCTGTGCCTCTGCTGCTTCCTGCTGCTCGGGAGACATCTCGATTCCCATTTGCATACGGATGCGTTTGGCCAGTTCTGCTTTCTTATTTAGGTGGGAGTATTCGATGATCGCGTCATCCGGTATGGCTACACCGACATTGCGTAAGTTCAATGCTTCAGCGAACTGCATCTCATCGAATGAGTCGCGGGCGGGCTGCGTGCCAATGATTACGTCATACTCACCCAGCGCGAGATCGTTAATGATCTGGCCTTCGGGGGTCATTTCGTTTATGACCATTTCTTCGCGGGGCTGCATTGGGTCTACTTCGTTTGTGACCATCACAATCCGCTCTTCGGTATAGAACCTCTGAACTAGGTTAAGTACTTTTTCGGCTAGGTAATGGCGGGTCTTGCGTAAGTTATCTAACGGCACTTGGATCATCATTACGCCGCGATTCTGTTTCGCTTGAATAGCTACTCCAGAAACTTCGGCAGAGTCCGTACCTAACATCGAATCATTAATACCGGATATCGCTTTGATGTTCGCCGCAGCTTTCTGGCTGATGCGATCTAAACCTGTAGGTATCTGGTTCGGTTGGATCTTAACTGGGGGAGTAGAACCTCTGTTGTACTCCAAAACTAAGCCTGTCTCGGCTCCATGTTCCTCAAGGTCATCTGGGTGCATACCCACTAACGAACCTGATTCAACCATCCATCCGCTGTTCGCAGTGGTATTTACGATGTGCAGTTCTTGAGAAGCAATTTTATTAAGCTGCTCTTGGGGGGAGATAAGGTTACGTACCATCCCGAATGGGCGACCTCTACGGAAGTAAGCAAAGAACGGGACGATTGTGAAGTCTTCATACGGTGACCAATCGTCGTGCAGTACTACTTGGTCGCAGGTTACTGTCCAACGAACTTTACGTTTGACCTTGTTGTATATGCTTAATCCGTATTCTTTAGCGAATTTTTTTGCTTTAGCCTCTGACCATGTTTCGGGGACAACGCGCTGATCGCCGGTATTAGGATCAACAAAACAATCCACCCTGCCAATTTTGCGGCACTGACGCTCGATGACACGTAACGCTTTAATATTTCGATATGCGTCTTCTTGAACAGGACCGCTCGTTGTAAAGAGGTCGTTAGATTCTGTGTCGCCGTATCTTGTCTCTTGGTATTCGACACTGTCCCGTCCATAAGTCATCCCGTTTTCTGCGATGTATCTCAACTGCTCGGCTTTCTCTTTACCATACAGTTCCTCGACCTCATCAACCGTCATCCACTTAGTTTCCATGATCTCGTTCCAAGTCTTTGGATCGTAATCTTTAGCGTCTGGGTCGATGAGAATGTCTAGCGGATCTTTGGCCGTGATTCGTATCTCACCTTCAACGTGGTCTGTGAAGTCCATACGAACATCGAAGAACCCGCGACCATCCATGATCAGCCCGTCACTGAATACCTGCTGCTCAACCCAATCCATCTTGTTGTTGTCAGCGATCTGCATGAACAGCTTAGTAAGCGTGGTCGCAACCTCCATGTCTCCGCCACGACGCGGCTTAAACTGTACGTCAGCGCGGCGAGTGGACTGTTCACCGAGTACGGTGTTAACGGTAGGTAAAACTGTATTAATAGTTAGGGCTGGACGGCCTTCAGCGTCTAAGGCTGCGGCATCGGACTCATCCCACTGTTGCCCCTGGTAGAACGCATCACATTTCTTCGCCAGTGCAATGTAATCAAGGTGGCCGTTATCACGCGCACGCACGTAACGGTCCCACTGCATCGAAGCAATACGTTCCTCATCTGCTGGGGACATTTTCTTGGACTGTGGCTTCTTCATATTGTTATGCGCTCATCGCTGATTTGGTAGATGGGTCTTTGCTAAGGTGACGCAGTTCGTCGCGCCAGCTAGGTTCGACTGTTGGTCGTTCAAAGAAAGTGGCGAACTCAGACATCATTAATCCTATCCACGCGAGGGCATCGACTTGGTCGTCGTGTACTCCGTTAGGGAAACGTAATAACTCTGCTGCGAGTGGGCCGGTGAATACTGCGTCTCTGGGCATGAACACCATGCCTTGCTGCATACGACCTTGGATGGCCCGCGCTCTGGCTTCTTTGTCGCGCCTG